ATTGTCGTATTGAAGAACGGCACTACCCTCTCAGAAGGCACTAATTACACTGTGTCGAACGTGGGCAATGATAGCGGGGGTAATGTAACCCTTACCGTTGGCGCTACAGCAGGCGACATTCTGACCCTGTATCGGGATATGCCATACGCTCGCACCCAGAACTACACAAACTCTGGTGACTTCCTTGCCTCTGAGGTAAACAGCGACTTCGATAATCTATGGCTGGCAGGTGAACAGACCAACCGATCATTCTCACAGTCTATCCGCAAGCCTATTACCGACTCTGACTCTATCTCGATGGAGCTACCTGCGGCGGCTAGTCGCGCAAATAAATTCTTAAGGTTTGATGCTAATGGCGCGCCAGTCGCAGAACTAGCCAGCAACACGCTATCTATTGTCAGACAGAGCTTTACAGGAAACGGATCAACAACTGCATTTTCACTGACAACAACACCCGCATCGGCAGGTGCGAATTTATTGGTAAACATTGATGGAGTTCATCAACAAAGCACAGCTTATTCTGTGTCTGGTAGCACTTTGACATTTACAGCCGCACCACCAGTTAATGCGGCAATTGAAACATTAATATTTGCCGTGTAAGTCAATGGCAAAACTAAGAGGCTGATATGACTATCAAACATTTAGGCGGCATTTTTGGTCGCAATCCAACATTTAACGATGTAACTATTGATGGGCCATTGTCTATGAATGACAACATCGTTATGGCAAACGGTAAAGGTATCGACTTTTCTGCCACTTCTGGCACTGGCACAAGCGAACTTTTTGATGACTACGAAGAAGGAACGTGGACGCCTGAGTTTGCTGATGCCGCTTCTGGGGGGAATACTTCGCCCTCTCAAGCGGCACTTGTCGGAACTTATACAAAAGCTGGAAACCTTGTTGTATGTCGTTTTAAGGTATTAAACATTAATACGTCAGGGATGACATCGGGCAACGATTTCTTTATCCGTGGTTTTCCTTTCCTATCAGAAGGCACAACTTACAATGACAACATCGGCACAGTATCACTCGAAAAAATTACCTTTACTGGTGCGGTGTCCTTAGAATTACCTCGTAATGAAACCTATGCCAGATTGGTAGAATATGCATCTAATGTTGACGATGATTACATTACTGTTGGTGAGGTAACAACAAACTTGGCAGATATTACCGCAACCATTTGCTACACGGCGGCATAAGGAGATCGTCATGGCTTTGACAAAAGCACACTTCAGAATGGTTGACGGGTCTCCCATAAACGCCAAAGACTATGGCGCTATTGGGGACGGGGTAACTGACGATACCGCAGCAATTCAAGCAGCTATTGACGCTGCCCTTACCGCAAATGTTGGCGAAGTTTTCATCCCTGCTGGAACTTATCTGATTGATGGGACGCTTCAAATTCGTCCGATCCCAAGTGGATTTGATACAATCTGGCTTCGTGGGGACAACGGGTCATTTCTTGGGACCACAAAACTTCAACATGCTTCTGGACAGCAATTAAACCCACTGCTTGCCGTCCAAGCGATGCGTGATGTAAGAATCACAGATATTCGTTTTAGTGGAAACAACACTGCTCCAGCCGCAAATGGAGGCGTTTCTGGTTATAGAAATCCTGATCCTGCTGACTACGTTACTGCTGGATGTTCAACTGGAAGATATAATCCATATCCTGCTATTGGAATTGATTTGCTTTCTGGCTCTGCGCCAGCTAGTCCATCCGATCAATATACTTACGGCTCTTATGGGCAAGGCACATCTTCCAAAATAAGTGTCGAGCGTTGCCGCACTGAAGCGTTTGTTGTTGGTATTGCTGGCATTCCTTCAACTGGTTCGGAGAATTTTGTTTTTGATCGTTGTCAGTTTGTAGAAAACAAATACGCTATTGTTATGTCTGGTTCTCAGCAACGCAATGTCATTGCAAACAACTGCGACTTTAATGGGCATTGGGTAAATATTGATACAGCAACATTCGGCGATCGGAATGGCCCCCCGATTCGCGTCCGTGATGGCATTCACGCCAAGTGCTATCGGATGTTTCAGCTAAATGGCTCAATCGGCCCAATGTCTATGGTTGGTGGCTACTGTGAAGATGTTGCGTCTATAGGAATGATTGGTGTTAGCAATTCATCGGCTCGACAATCAGCTCAATTCATCGGCACAAATTTTTCCTTTATCGGTGTTGGCGCAACACAAGCAGAACGAAATAAAGACATCGCTATTTTTTCAAATATGCCAACCAGTTTTATTGGCTGCTCTTTTGTTGCCCAGTTTATGCAGTTTGTTGCTGGTAATGCACCTGTTCGCTTTGACACTTGCACTTTCCGAGCCAATGGCGACAGCATCACGACTGCTGAACAAAACAGTTTCCGCCTTGCAGGACCACAGTCAGTGCAGCGGATTACAGTCACTAACTCAGAACAGAGGGTATATTCTGGAACGAAGTATTTTGACGATAGCCAGTATATCTTCTCGCTCCCTGCACGGGCTTTAATCGGACAAAACACGTCTGAAATTGTGGTCACTAATGATGCAAAACGGTATGCCATTGACCCTATTTTTTCGACAAGAGATGTCACCATTTCATCTGTGGTTTATACTGACGCAGACACTTTGACTTTCTCGCACACCATTGATGCCACGAGACCCCTTCGTGTTGGTGATGTGCTTTACTGGCGCTGTATCACGCCTGCGATTGAGGGAGGCACTGAAGCCACGGCTATTGTCCCTGCTATCCGTGTCACAAACATTGTCAGCACCACGGTGACGTGCAAGATTTTTGGGAATGTTGATACAACATATTCTCCGTCTTCTGTTACCATTGATGTGCCTCTCTTCATAAATGGAACCCAGTCCGTAGGTGATACGACAAGCGGAAGCGCCGATATTACGAACGTCACCAATGTCAGCAACTTTGCTATTGGTGATTGGATTTCTTTGGACAATAGCAGCTATCCAACTTATCTGCGGGTCGAAAACATTTCAGGTTCAACGATCACTGTTCAAACAAATCTAAGCATCACCGAAACCGCAGTTAAGATTAGCAACTCAAAACTTGTTGATGTTCGTGATACCGTTCAGAAAATATACTCTGGAACGGGAGCGCCTGAAAATGCAGTCAGTGCAGACGTTGGCAGTATTTTTTTGCGAACAGACGGTGGAACATCAACTACATTTTATGTGAAAGAAAGCGGAACTGGTGACACTGGTTGGGTCGCTAAATAATACCCTTTAAGGGTGGACAGGCCCGATAGGGCGATAAACATAGGAGGCCGCAATGGCACTTACTGAACAAACAATGAACGACAAAATTGAGGTGTTGCACCTTGCCGCTGGTTATCCAGTAGTACAGGTACGCACTGCGACAATTATTTTGCGCGATGGCGAAGAAATATCTCGCTCATTCCATCGTCATGTACTTATGCCAAATGCGGATTTGTCTGGAGAAGATGCTGACGTTATGGCTATCGCGTCAACTGTATTTAGCGATGAAGCTAAGGCGGCATACGCGGCACAGGAGGTTGAATAATGTCAGGTGTAGTAACTAAGAGCATTACAGCTCAAAACACATTCAGCGATACGATCAAGACTCAGGGCTATTTTAACCTGTCTATTTCTGGAATTGCTGGCGGCACTGTCGTCACAGTACAGAAGCAGTCAGGCGTTGATGGCACTAACTGGACCGACGTTGATACATTCTCATCCGACATCGAGACCTTTGGCTTTGAGGCAGAGCGTCAGAACTATCGCGTAGGCGTTAAGACTGGCGACTTCGGTTCGGGTACTTGCAAGGTCCGACTCGGTTGTAAGTGGATCGACTATCTGTCGTCGTAAGATTGGCATGAACCTAAATGAGTTCAACAGCTTATACGACTACAAGTACGACCCAGAAGGTCGGGATGTTTGGTTCGTAATCAAGCTGAATGAGCAAGGTCTGTATCGGGGCGACTGCGAGGACTACTCGCTTTCCGTCCTGTATTACGTTGTATGCCAAGGATCGTGGCTCAAATTTTGGTGGTTACTGTTTACCTTCCAAGCTGAGTTATGTGGCTGTGATACGAAGAACGGAGGCCATGCTGTGCTTCGCTATGGTGATCAATACATTGATAACTGGTCGAAGGCATGGGTTACTCGTGACGGCATGACCGATGGTTTAGGCCATGAGTTTTGGCCGTGGTACAAAACCATTCTGCCAATTACCGTTGCGATCAAGATGTTATTGGGAAAGATTAGAGGCTGATATGAGCACACCAGCGTGGCAACGTAAGGCTGGGAAGAATCCCAAGGGCGGCTTGAACGAGGCGGGTAGACGTTCAGCCAAGGCTCAAGGGATGAATCTCAAGCGTCCTGTAAAGAGCGGTGATAACCCAAGGCGGGCATCGTTCCTTGCTCGCATGGGGAATATGCCGGGGCCAGAACGTAAGGACGGCGAACCCACACGTTTATTGTTATCATTGAACGCATGGGGCGCCAGCTCAAAGGCAGATGCTAGAAGGAAAGCGGCGGCAATCTCAAAGAGAAACAAGGCGCGGAAGGCATGAGAAAGTCTACAGTCAACAAGGCTGGCAACTACACAAAGCCCACCATGAGAAAGAACCTGTTTGACCGTATCAAGGCAGGCGGTAAGGGCGGCGCACCCGGCCAATGGTCGGCACGTAAGGCCCAGATGTTAGCCAAGCAGTACAAAGCCAAAGGTGGTGGATATCGTGATTAAGAAGTCACAGCGATCCCTGATGGACTGGACCAAGCAGAAGTGGCGCACCAAGTCAGGCAAGCCATCGACGCAAGGCCCGAAGGCCACAGGTGAGCGCTATCTACCCGAGAAGGCTATCAAGAGTTTAAGCTCGGCAGAGTACGCGGCTACAACTAGGGCCAAGCGCCGGGCCAAGAAGAAAGGCGAACAGTTTGCGGCACAGCCAGCAGGTGTGGCACGTAAGACTAGGAGATTCACATGAGTTATGGCAAAAAGAAAAAGCCAAGTTTGTACGACGGCATGATGAAGCGTATGCGTAGCAAGCCTGTAAAGGTCAACGCTTATGCGAAGCCTAAGAAGAGATAACCATGAGCATAGAGCGGTCAGTAGCCAAGCTCGAAGCCCAGCAGGAAGCGATGGCGCAAGACGTTAGCGAAATGAAGTCTGCGCTGACAAGTATTGCTAAGACTCTTCAAGACTTATCAAGCATGGAGCAAAGGCAGGTTCACTTGACCGAGACAGCGGCCCGCGCACACAAGCGCATTGACGAGATTCAAGCTGTATTGAAAGATGAGGTGAAGAACCACGAGAAGCGCATCCAAGCTATCGAGATCAGTATAGCCAAGAACCAATGGATTGAGCGCATCATCATGGCTGGCGTTATGGCTGTTATCGGTTTGTGGATCAAGGGCGGCATCTAATGCTTGATCTACTTGTCGGCCCCATCGCCAAGCTGTTGGACAAGGTTATACCCGATGCGGATGAGCGCGGTCGGTTAGCCCATGAGATCGCAACACTAGCGGAGCGGCAGGCCCATGAAATTGCCAAGGCTCAGATTGAAGTCAACAAGGCAGAGGCAAGCAACCATTCAATGTTTGTTAGCGGCTGGCGTCCGGCTGTGGGATGGGTGTGTACTATTGGCCTTGCGACTAATTACCTGTTTATTCCTGTTTGCAATTTTATACTTACTATCAATAAGCATCCCATTACTGTCCCGCCTTTGGACCTGAGTGAGATGATGCCTGTTCTCTTGGGTATGCTCGGGCTTGGTGGCCTGAGAACGTGGGAAAAGACAAAGAACGTAGCGAGGAAGTAATGCCACTAAAGAAAGGCAGAAGCCGCAAGACCATCGGCAAGAACATAAGCCTGTTACGTGGTGAAGGCTATCCAGAAAAGCAGGCTATCGCTATCGCACTATCAAAGGCCAAGAAGAAAAAGAAATGAGCTTCAAGTATTTCAGACTCGAAGAGTTCAACTGTACGCATACGAACCTCAACTCCATGGATTCCGAGTTCATCCGTAACCTCGATACGCTCAGAGGGATATGCGGCTTCCCCTTTATCATTACGTCTGCCTACAGGGATGCGACTCACCCGGTTGAGGCACGTAAGAAAGAACCCGGCACAGGCTACCACTGCCAAGGTCTCGCGGCTGACATCGTAGTGACCAACAGCCTTGATCGGCTAACCCTTGTCCGTGAAGCGTTGAAGATGGATTACTTCAAAGGCATAGGCATTGGCAATGGCTTTGTGCATCTTGATGGACGCACAACCACGCCAGTCATGTGGACGTACTACCCCAAATAACAACATAAAGTGTTTGCATTCCCCTAAAACATAACTTAATATGTTTATTGTTCCATGTGGAACTAACCAAGGGAGATGACAAATGGCACGTTTTGATTTCTATGAAATCCTGATCAACCACCCTTCATGGGAGGAAAACTATCACGACATCACTGACCCTGAGATCCGTCGGGAGATTATGTGCGATGTCGAAGAAATCTCATCCGAGATTGCACCTACCGCAATGCAACAAACTGGCAGTGAGATCGAATGGGTAGACCTCATATTCAATGATGAGGTTGACCCGGCTGTCGTCGTACAAAAAACCCGCGAAATGCTGTGGAACTATTCCGAGTCAATGATTGTCGGCCTCATCGAGGATGAAGCTGAGAAGCACGCTCGCGACATGGGGGAGGATTACCAATGATTGATCTATCTAGGTCCGATGAGGACTTTCTCACCGAGCGCTATAAAGACTGGCTACAGGTCGCAAGCCGTGAGTTCCGCAAGGGATTCATGGATGGCTTGGAATGTAACTGCCAGAAGTATCCGGCTACGGATATGTACCTTTCAGGCTATGCCGATGGCTATGCCTTAACCCAGATGCGAGACGCATCACAACACGCAGGAGAAACGCTATGAATGGCGTCGTAAAAATCCACGGTAAAGAATATAAAACCGTGGCACTAAGGGTCGCAGAGTTTAGGGCTAAACATCCAGACTTTACGATAGCAACTGAGATCGTAGAGGCCAATGATGTGCTGGTTGTTATGAAGGCCACCATCTCTATGGGCAACGTAGTCATCGCTACAGGCCACGCTGAAGAAGTACGTGCCGCTAGTAAGATCAATGCACAGGCCGCGATGGAAGTGGCGGAGAGTTCAGCAGTGGGCCGGGCCTTGGCATTCTTCGGGATGGCTGGCGAGGAACTACAGATAGCAAGCGCCGATGAAGTGGTCAACGCTATCCAACAGCAACAAGACACTGGGCCAATCATGGCTCACAACGAAGCGCTACAGCGTAACTATGCGTCTGTTTATTTCATCAAAGAACATCTCGCATTACGGGCATGGGAGGCCGTAGCAGAGGCGTGGGGCGAGATCAGCAATGAAGACAAGAAAGCCTTGTGGGTTGCACCTAGCAAGGGCGGCATCTTCACGACTGCCGAGCGCAGTGATCTCAAAAGCAATGAGTTTAACGAAGCACGAAAGCTAATCTTGGGAGAGACAGCATGAGTAAAGAAACAGTGTTCGCGGATGGATTGATCTGCAAGCGTAAAGAGAACGCACCGGATTTTGTGGTGTGCAATCTGTCAATCAAAAAGTCGGAGTTCGTTCCGTTCATCAATTCTCAGTCGGGCGACTGGGTAAACCTTCAAGTTCTTAAAGCAAAAAGTGGAGACAAGATTTATGCCAAGCTCGACACATGGGAGCCAGACCCGGCAAAAGTTCATGCGGATGGCGTTCAGCAAGTCAGAAGCACCCTCGCCACCTCAGCCGCCACAGAGCAGTTCAGTGACGACATTCCATTTTGATATTGGTCTGTCGCTACGGACAGCACAAAAGCAATTCCGTGTCAGTAACAAACAACTGGCGGAAGAGTTTGGTGTGACTGAGATGACTATCGGCAGATGGCGTAAGAGCAAGGACGCAAGCCTTGGCCGGATAGTTGATTTCGCGGAGCGTTTTGAAATGGATTTCGAGACGTTCCTTGATCTGCCATACAGGGAGAAAGCATGAGCCATTCAGCGCAGATTCTTAACCACTTAACCAAAGGCCCGATTACGGCTATGGACGCCCTAAACAACTATGGGTGCTTCAGGCTGGCCGCACGTATCAATGACCTTCGTATGAGCGGTCATCAGATACACACGGAGATAGCCAATAAGGATGGCAAGCGGTACGCCAGGTATCACTTGGTTGAGCAGAAGGCTTCGGATGAGTAAAAAAAAGCCCCTCTCGCGAGGGGCATGTCACTTGTCCAAGGGAGGGACTACGTGATATCTTCAAGGGGTCAAATCGTGAAGATGAATGGATTATACACTACAAAACCATTCCGTGTTTCCCTTCATCCTCATTTTTGTCAGAGATTACTGGGCGTTAGGCCGACGAACCTAAGAACGTCGGAGACGGAGTTGACCCTCTCTATGATGCGCCCCGCTGGTCGAGAGCAGATCAAGCGGATAGATGTCAAGATTCGATACAGTAATCATAGCTCGTCATTATTAACTAACTGATTTGTCGGAGCTTGCTCCGGCATTAAAAGGGAAGTGTGGATGATTATTTTAAATGACGGTACTTACTACGAACCCGACGATGAATACCTGATCCAACTGCAACAGGCTTATTCAACTGTCGATGTCTTTGCCGAGCTTAATGCGATGGCTATGTGGTGCGATGCCAACCCAAAGAAACGCAAGACGCCACGAGGAATCAAGCAGTTCATAACCTCATGGCTCAAGCGGGCGGCGGACATGGAAAAGGGCGTGTCCCCATTTGCCGCGAAATTGCAGGAAAATAGTGGTAAAATCGGACTGAAGGCTTGGAGCTTTGCAGACGATATCACCCACGACTTTATGAAATCAGAAAGCTATCGAGCATATTGTCTCGAAAAGTATGGGCAGTACGTGACGTTTGAAGGCGAGCGAGTAACCGCATGAGCGAGCGCTGGTTCGTAAACAACAAGTATCAAGCCGATCAGTTCTGTGAGTACATCCGGGCTAATCAGAACAAGGGACATATCTACGAGATTATCCCTGTCACCCGTACCGGAAAGCAGAACGATGCCATTCACGCATATTGCCGTGAGGTCGCTAGTGTTATGGCGGCACACGGTATGGACATGAAGGCCGTCATCAAAGACGGCGTACCTATCGAACCCACTATGTACCTGATCAAGGACTATATGTGGCGACCAATTCAAAAGGCTGTAACCGGCGTTGAGTCCACGAGGAAGATCAATCCCATGGAGGTCAACGACATTTACGAGGTCTTGAGTAGACTGCTTGTCGAAAAATACTCGATCAACGTGCCATTTGGGAGGCGCACTTAACATCAATCCGGGGGGAGATGATGAGCTTAATTGAGTATTGCAACACTGAACGACAAGCGGAGATCGTCAGGCTTTACGAGTCTGGCATGAACAAGACTGAGATCGGGCGGAACTTAGGTATTGCCCGAGAGACGGTCAAGAGTACGCTGAAGAACATTTCTGATCGTGCCGCTTCTCAAGGCTACTCGCCCCAGCATGACATGATCCATACGGTCCCGGATGTCTTTAAAATCCGTGGTGTCTCAACGCTGTACAATGATGAAGGGAAACCCATTAACCAGTGGGTGAAGTCTATTGCTGATAAAGAGGCAATGCTTGAGGCCGCGCTTGAGGCATTCAAGGCTGGATTCCTTGAAGAGATAGATGGCCTTTACAAGCCCGTACAAGCCCCAGAAGCGGCGAAGGAAGCAGATAGGCTATCGGCTTACCTCATTGGAGATCATCACCTGAACGCGCTCTGCTGGTCCCCTGAGACGGGTGGCGATGATTGGGATACAAACATAGCTCAGGATGTATTGATTAAAGCCGTCGATAAGCTGGTATCAGTTGCGGGTGATTCGGAAGTGGGCGCACTGATTAACTTGGGTGACTTCCTTCATGCCAACTCAAGTGACAACAAGACAGCGAAAGGAACCCCCGTCGATGTCGATGGAAGGCTTGGCCGCGTCATCCGCATTGTCGGCAATCTATTCAGAGTCTTGATCACTCGTATGCTGGAGACGCACAAGGAAGTCTGGCTGATCAACGTGCGGGGCAATCACGATCCCGATGCCAGTCTGTGGCTGAATGAAATGATGCGCCTCTACTTTGCGAACGAGCCACGGGTCAAGGTTTTTGATAACTTCTCCAAGTGGATTCACTTCGAATGGGGCGAGACTCTCGTGGTCCTACATCATGGGGACCGGGTGAAGACTCAGGCGCTTTATGAAGCTGTGACAAGAGACTACGCAGAGGAATGGGGCCGCACTCGCTATCGGTATCTGTATCACGGTCATATCCACCATCGGACTGTGACAGAGCTAGGCGGATTGCACCTGGAATCGTTTGGCGTCCTATGTCCACCCGATGCTTATCATTCAGCTTCAGGCTACGGTTCAGCGAGGTCTATGTCGTGCGTTATACTCGACAAGAAGTATGGCGAGCACAGCCGGTTTAAGGTCGGCATTGATGAGGTAAAAGCATGATCCCGATTATCAGTTGTCCGTTACCGGGCGGAGGTCAAGCGCTCATCAAGACACAGGATATCGGCGGCGCAACCAGCGGCAAGAACCCGAAAGAGTGTGACGTGTACGTGCTAGGCTGGGCGGCTAACGGGATCACAGTCGATCTGAGTTTGGATGACTTCGCGGAGATATGGGTCTCTGCTTTATTTGATGAGGGATCAAATGACATTGAAATCATATTTACCCCAGATGAAGTGCACTGAATGCTACAAGATCATGGTGCCGCAGTTTAGTAAAGAGTACCCCCACAAGCTGGACGGCTGGTCGTGCGATTGCGGCAACAGCGAGAAGGCTATTCTCCGAGAGCGTCAATACACGAGGGAAGACGATGGCAACAATCAACAATGGGCCAGCGGACAGGGCATTTAGCAAAGCTGTAAGGCTACGTGACGGAGAGTGTCTACACTGCCACAAGCAAGGACGACTTGAGTGCTGTCATATTTTTGGTCGACGTAACAAGCGGTTGCGCTGGGCCATGTCAAACGCGGTCAGTATGTGCCACTACTGCCATCGGTATATGACCGAACAGCCAATAATTTTTCACGAGTGGCTGAGAGAGATGTATGGGGACGAGCGCATGGATAAGTTGCGCCTAACCAGTAATGAGATTTACAAGACGACTGAGGCAGTGAGAAAGGAAATCGCGGCGCACTACCGCGATGAGGTCAGGCGTAAGGAATGCGATCCTGATTACGAGATTCAGAGTTGGAACTAACGTGGTCCAGATAGTATTGGTGTAAGGCCATACGCTTGCGGAGTTTCTTGATACCGCTGGCCTCTAACTGGCGAACCCTTACCCGGCTAATGCCTAACTCATCCGCAATCTCTTGATGAGTCATGTGGTACGGGTAGCTTATAGGTCTTGCCATACGTCCACCGATCCCTCATTCATATCGCACAGAGTTAAGTCGCCCGCCTTGTACGCTTCAAGCTCCGAATCGTACTCAGGTTCAGACGTGTAAACCTCGCCACCATCGCGGCCAATGATTGTGTATCCCCACATAATGCTTCCCCTAAAAGAAAAGGCCGCTTATGCGGCGTTGTCTTCGATCATGGCACCCAAGAAGGATGAAACCTCGTTAGCGCATCGTTGTACGCTGTTGCTGAAAAGCCTTGCTCGCTCAAGCTCACCTTCTTCTACTGCCTTCATCGCGCTTTCGATCAAACGTACTTGACGCTCTAGTTCTTCAGTGATGTGCGCGTTGCAAGATTTAAAATTATTCATACCCTTTCTCCCTTGGTAAAGGCCGCTTATGCGGCCAGTTGTGATTCGAGCGCTTGATAAATATTGCGTCGATACTGAACTTCGTTTTCTTGACGAGAGATTGATACAAAGGCACCAACAGCCGCGTCACCAAATGCATATGCTTCGCCGCGAGCTTCGCTCTCCATCTCGTGCAACTGCTCTTTCGCATCTTCAAATGCAATTTCAGCTTTAGTCAAAGTTGCCCAAAAATCGTTGTTGATTGCGTCTTTCATGTTTTTTCTTCCCTTGGTTAGTGGCTGTCCGTCAGCCGATGAGACAACCTTAAAACAGGTAAAACCAAAAAGCAACAAAAAATGTTATTTATTTTTAGAGGGGTAAATTTGGGGCAGAACAGAAATTGTTGCAAAACCACAAATTGTGTATAATCAAAGGATGTGTACTACAGTGAAGCGAGCCATGTTCTGCACTCGTAACGGCGAAAAGCACATTGAGAACCTCGATCAAGTCTGTGTACTGATCGGGCGTTTGAAAGGACTCACGGAGTCCGAGTATCTCGATCTATGTGCAATCAATAAGCTAGAGAATGCACGAGCGTTAGAGATGGCGAAACATTACCCCAGTCACTAGGCATGGGGACATAACAGGCCGAAAAGGTCGCGGGGCTTCTTGCCCCTCAAAAAAGGGAGAAGGACATGTACGAACAGGAATTATTCAACAAGTATCCGGGCCGTGTAATCGCGGGCATTGTCTTATTTGTGATTGGAATGGGCATACTGGGCAACGCTGATATGGAAGAAGAGATCAGCAATCACGAGTGGTACTGCGGCAACGTGGACATCTGGATTGACTCCAATGGCGAGAACGGTCATCCCAATTTCAAAGGCATCGACTGTGCGAGTTCTTGATCTATTCGCTGGAATAGGCGGATTCACGTTAGGACTGGAACGGGCGGGATTTGAAACAGTAGCATTCTGTGAGATAGAACCCTACGCTCAGAAGGTCTTGAAAAAGAACTGGCCAGGAGTACCGATCTATGACGATGTACGAACAATCACAGCAGAGCGATTGGCTTCAGACGGAATTGGAGTCGATGTCATTACAGGCGGCTTCCCCTGCCAAGACATCTCAGTCTCAGGAAATCGAGCAGGAATACAAGACGGAACACGCAGTGGCCTATGGTCAGAGTGCGCCCGTCTTATTGGGGAGCTTCAGCCCCGATACGCCATCTTTGAAAACGTCACAAACCTGCTTAATGGAGAACGGGGAGCTTGGTTTAAGCGAGTTCTCTGGGACATTTCCCAGATCGGGTATGATGCGGAGTGGCACTGTATACCAGCTTCCGAACTTGGCGCGCACCATCACAGAGATCGGATCTGGATTATTGCCTACCCCAGCGGCGAGTACGGGCGGGACAACACCCAACTGGCAGCCGATCAGGCCAAGCGGGCACAGGGCGCAGCTAACTCTTCAGCAATACGTGAGGATGTGGCCAACGCCAACGGCGCACAATGCCAAAGAGGGAGCCTTTCCATCGGAATACAATCGCAATACGCCAACATTGTCGGCGCAAGCGGGTGGGGCGCTGAACCCGACGTGGGTAGAGTGGCTGATGGGATTCCCTTTAGATCACACAGACTTAAATGCTTAGGCAATGCAGTTGTTCCGCCAATACCAGAGCTTATCGGGAGAGCTATCAATGGACATAGATGAATACATCGTTGCAGTTCGGGCGGCAGACTCTATGGCTAAGGCCTGGAGATCAGACGTAGCAATACTGTCTAACCTAAAGGTAGTGAGACTGGATGAGGCGAAAGGCACCATACTCGAAGTAGTGAGGTGGGATCTCTGATGCCAGACCAACGTGGTAAACTAGACAAGGAAACGCGGGATAGACACTTCCCAGAACTGAACGGCGGGAAAGGATCAAGAGCGCGTAAATCTACAGCAGAAAGCCGGAAGGCATACGCTGACAACTGGGATAGGATATTCGGTGCCAAAGACAAAAGCACAGCTCAATAGACAGATGCGACAGGAGGGGTTGAGAGACTTCCTATCTAAGCAGAAGCTAATCGAGAAAGTCATTGATATCGCTCAGGATTTGACAGATCCAGACAAGGAATATGACGCATTAGATGTGCAACGTATGCGAACAGCGGCAGAACTTAACCTAAAGCTGGCCTCAAAGTTCCTGCCAGACCTCAAATCAACTGAGCTAACTGGCCCAGAAGGTGGCGATCTAGTCATTGCTGTACAGCGTAAGCGCTTCGATGGCGACGATTGAATATGTGATGAAGCCGCAAGGCAAAGTTCTCGAAGAGTTCGCAGACTGTCGCGCTCGTAACTCATTCATCATGGGGCCGCTAGGCTCTGGCAAGACCGTTCAAGTTATCCTGAAGTTCTTAGAGTTGATGTGCGAACAGGCACCAGTCACTCGTAAAACCCATCCCAACTACGGCGTGAGACTCTCAAGGATCATCGCGGCTCGTAATACCTACAGCGAACTATTCTCCACGACCATCAAAGACTGGCTCGAAGTGCATGGGGATCTGGGCGAGTTCAAGCAGGGCAACAAGGAACCGCCCACGCATAAGATTCAGTTCAAGCTAGAGGATGGCACGACGGTACGCAGTGAGGTCATCTTCATCGCCTTTGATCGCCCTGATCACGTCAAAAAGGCACGAGGTATCCAGACTACATGGGTGTGGCTGAACGAGGCGAAAGAGCATTCCAAGAGCGTTGTCGATATGCTCGATCTCCGATGCGGTCGATACCCGTCAATGAAGGAAGGTGTACGCCCTACTCACTACGGAATGATAGGTGACTCCAATGCCCCAGACGAAGATCACTGGTATTACAAGCTGGCTGAAGAGGAAAGGCCGGAGGATTGGAAGTTCCATCGTCAACCCGGTGGTGTATATCGGGAAGGCGACGGATGGTATCTCAATGAGAAAGCCGAGAACCTTACGAACCTACCTGAAGACTATTATCGACGTGGCTTGCAGGGTAAATCAGACGATTGGATCAAGGTCAATCTGGGCAATGAGTATGGATTTGTCTCAGCAGGTAAGCCAGTTCATCCGCTATACACTGACTCTATCCATTGCCTGCCTGATCTTTACGTGCCTAATACTGATCAGCCTATCGTATTGGGTTTCGATTTCGGTCGGACACCAGCTTGTGCGTTTCTTCAAAGGGATGCGCTTGGCCGCTGGATTTGTTTCGATGAGTTTTGTATGACTGATTCCGGGGCTGTGGACTTTGCGCCCAGTCTCAAGCGGTATATCGAGGCGAACTATCCAAAAGCGAGGTTCCGTGGCTGGGGCGATCCCTCGGGCGACAACAAGAACCAAGCGAATGCTGATACACCATTCAAGATCATGCGGGCAGCTGGCATACCTTGTACTCCCACACTAACGAATGACCCGGCATTGCGACGTGCGGCTTTGGAACTACCCATGAAAGAGCTGTGCATGGATGGCAAGCCTCGATTCTTAATCAGCCCGAAGGCGAAGATGATTCGCAAAGGGTTACAGGGCGGCTTCTGTTACCGGCGGATACAGGTATCGGGCGAGAAGTACACCGATGAACCAGACAAGAATGAATACTCGCACCCGGTTGAGGCGCTTGAGTACGCATTGCAGGGCGAAGGCGAAGGCAGACAGGCATTGACTAACCTACATACACAGCAGAGGCAGGTGCGGCAGGCGCAGGTCAAGTTCAATGTCTTCTAAGATCGCTTATGTAGCTTTCTGTATGGATGACGGGCCGCACTGGTGGTCGTGGATGCTACACCCTGAGATCAAGCACTGTTATGTGGTAATTCCTAACGATGGCGAATGGCTGGCATTGGGGAAGTCAACGGAAGGCATAGAGCTAATGATCGTCGAGAATATTAAGGATGTAGTCGAGGACGACATTCTGATAAAATCCGAAATACGTAGGCCCAAGCGTGGGCTATTTATGCTAAACACCTGTGTTGGTTATACGAAGCAGGTGCTAGGAATCAATAAGCCGTTCATCTGGACGCCTTATCAACTGTATCGGTATCTGGAGAAACAGAATGTCGGGTAAATTGGGATCAAGAATTAGGGCGATGAAAGGACTAAAAGGGCGAAAGCGCAAAGGCTTTCCGGCCTTACTTGATCGCGTTCAAGAAAAGCGACGTGGCTCAGAGACGGTTATTGGTTATGACGGCGAGAGCTTCACACGTAATGGGAAAAAGACAACCCGCGACTCGTTAAGGATGGGATGAAATGAAATCACCAAAGGCACCTAAACCCACAGCACAGCAAATCGCTGTTGAGCGTCGTCAAGCACAGGCATTGGATGAAGAAATTGCGGAGCAGGAAGAGCGCTTCCGCGCAATGGCTCGTGGCAAGCTAGGAGTAAGATCACTATTAGGTGGCGTACCTCGTAGTCGTGCTGAAGCCGCAGGTGGCGCAGGACGTGCCGCAACAGCTAGAACCATGCTCGGCATGGGTGGAATGGGTGGAGCTGGCCGTCGTGGTGGCCGTGGCGGACCATTTGGCCCGTCTGACGGCGTCCCACAACAACTTAAATAGGTAAACCGTATGAGCTTGCCCCCGCATCTAGGCTCGATCCAAGATATCAAGGAACGAGAAGCAAAGGCATTCAACACTCAGGCAATGTGGCACGACCAGTTGCAGGATGTGTATGAGTATTTTCTACCTCAGCGCAACTTGTTCGACCGTGAAGACAAGGGACAGAAGAAGATGGATAAAATCTTCGACTCGACTGCGTTGACGGCTATCCAGCAGGGCGCGAGCAAGCTACAAGAGAACATCGCTCCGATCATGTCGCGTTGGGCTACCTTCCAGCCAACCGATGAAGTCATCCGATTGGTCGAAACAGGCCAGTTCGATGTGTCAGAAGAGGACATCCGGGCGAACCTAGACCAGCAGTGCGAGATCGTTTTTGACTACATCAACCGATCTAACTTCCATACGCAGTTTTACGAGGCCGCGCTTGATCTATTGGTAGGCACTGCCACCATGAAGATCGAAGAAACGGACGATGAGACCAACCCTATCTGCTTCAACACGATCCCACAGAAGGGCATTGCGTTCGAAGAGGGGCCATACGGCGGCGTTGAGACACATTGGCGACGGTTTGAGGTCAAGGCGCGTCTGCTAGAGCGTATGTGGCAGGGCTTTGAGGCGTCTGAGAAGGTACGAAACCTCATCGAGAACAGCCCCAACACTGAGGTTAAGGTGTACGAGGGCGTGATCTTCGATCCCAAGGACAAGAAGTATTACGGATGTCTATGGGTGAACGGCGAAAACCGTTTCTCATGGACTGAAGACTTCGGCGTATCAAGCCCATGGGTCACTGGCCGCTACACTAAGGTGGCTGGCGAGGTCCGTGGTCGTGGTCCAGCGATGCAAGCGTTACCCGATGTGCGCTCTCTGAACAAAGCCAAAGAGTTTGTATTGCAAAAAGCCGCAATTGACCTTGCAGGAATGTATACGGCTACTGACGACGGCGTAACAAACCCTTACAATATGGTCATTGCACCGGGTGTCGTGATCCCAGTCGGATCAAACAACACCAACAACCCTTCTATTCAACGTCTCGATACAGGATCGAACCTTGCTCTCGCGCAATTCGAAATCGTGGAGCTTCAACAAGCTATCAAGTTGGCACTGTTCAACGACTTGCGTGATCCTGCTGGTCCTGTTCGTAGCGCCACTGAAGTTGCTATTGAATCCCGAGAGCTTGCAAAACGGATCGGGTCGGCATTTGGGCGACTTCAGACCGAGATACTCGTACCAATACTCAAGCGTGTCGTCGCAATACTGACTCGACGCGGCTTGATCGTCCCCATTGAGCTAGAAGGCCGGGATGTCACCGTCAAGTTCACGTCACCACTAGCACGAGCGCAGGATGGCGAAGATTTGTTAGCTGTTCAGCAGGCCGTACAGTTCGTATTGGGTACATCCGGCCCGGATCAGGTACAGATTGCCTATAAGATCGAAGACTTCGGTACGTGGGCAGCAGAGAAGACAGGGATGCCAGCGGAATTGGTGCGATCTGAGATTGAGAAAAAACAGATCATCCAAGCTGGCGCACAAGTCCAGATGATGCAACAACAACCACCGATGGAAGCTGAATGAGCTGGGAAAACATCGAGGGCCAAGGCCCAGACGCTAAGAAACAACAGGCAGAAATAAGGGAAAAGCAGGCGGAGTTATCGAAAGCCTATGCCCGTTGCTTCAATACCGATGACGGGCAGAAGGTTTTAGAAGACCTCACCCGTCGATTCCTCTTTGATAACGCTACTGCCTTATCTAGCCAGAACGTCGCGTATGAAGCGGCGTATCACAATGGCGAGGCTGGCGTGATTCGCATGATCATCCACTACATACAACAAGCTGAACGACTATGACTGAAGAAACCAAGAAGCGGGCGCGCAAAGCGAAGCCCAAGTACGAGGTTGTCTGCTCTGAACCCGATCACTTGAAGGCAGTAGGCTTCGACATGGATTGGCTTGGCGGACTAGCTGACCAGTATCAGTTCGATAAATTCGAGTATCTGCATAAGTTTCGCGCATTTCGATGCTACAAGGCTGGGCAACACGTTGACTGGATCGACATCAACGACTTGTCTTTGCTAAATGGCAAGCGAAGGCTTGAGGAAATACGTCTCAGGCACCAACCCATAAGCCCCAAGAGGGCTGTTATTAACTATCCTTGGAGATAATCATGGAAGAACAGGCCGTAGAAACAAACGATACCCTGACATCACTCGTTGATGCCGCTGAACCTACGTTGAGCGAAGGTGAATACTTCTTATCTGACAATGTGAAAGGCGTTGGCGAGATGCCCGAGTGGTACAAAGCCGACAAATACAAGTCAGTCGCGGAGCAAGCGAAGGCATACACCGAACTTGAGAAGAAGTTTGGCGGATTCACTGGCGCACCAAAGGACGGATACGCACTTTATGATGGCGTTGAGTCTGATGATGCACTGTGGGGCGAGCTTGTAGAGTTTGGTAACAGCACCAATATGTCTCAGTCTGCATTGAATCAGGCATGGGAGCTACTGACCGCACAAGAGCAAGCCATTGAAGAGGTCTCTGTTGAGGCTGAGATGGCAAAGCTGGGCGACAATGCTGTTGAGCGCATCAAGGTTGTTGAGCAGTACATGAAGAACAATCTCGATTCGGATACATACGAAGAGCTTCGCTACGCTGTAAACAGTGCTGAGTCTGTTCAACTGATTGAGGCATTGATCAAGTCAACGGCACCCGCAAAATTACCGATTGATGGACACATCGAACCCGGTGGACTTGAGTGGGCAGACATTGAGGCGGAGATGTTTAGGAAGGATGATAACGGTAATCTGCTTCGCTCTGTTGACATCAACCATGAGCGCAAGATTCAGCGCATGATGAAAGAGTTTGGTGGTGATAAGCCATACACGCAGACGTTTGGCTAACACTAACAAATAGTGGTATCATCGCGACATCGGATACCCCTTTTCTAAGGCCCGATAGTTTAGGTTGAAAGACTGACCGACTATCGGGTACTCAGTCCAAAACCTCAAAATCATTGTTATCAACTTTGACAAGAGGAGACTGAACCATGTCAAAGAATCTTTCGGCAGTTGCCGTACAAGAGTTTGACAGCATGGTGAAACAGGCATACCAAGGTATGGGTGTGCTCAAGCCTGCTGTTACAGTTCGCAACAACGTTGTGGGCGACATCTACAAGTTCCGCCGTATGGGTAAGGGCTTGGCTAACCAAAAATCTACTTCTGATCTCGTCACTCCAATGGACGTGACTCACGAGTTCAAGAATGCGACTCTCGCAAACTGGAACGCACCTGAGTACACCGACATCTTTGACCAGCAGGAAGTAAACTTTGACGAGAAGCAAGAGCTTGCGAACACTATCGCTGGCGCTCTTGGCCGTCGTTGTGACCAGCTTGTCATTGACGCGATGGATGCCTCTACTCCGCTAACTACTACAGTTGCGGCTGGTGGCACCAACTTGACAATGGCTAAGGTTATCGACGCTCAGGTTGAGCTTCGCGATCAAGGCGTTCCATCTTCTGAGTTGTTTGCTGTTATCGAAGCAGGCGGTTTGGGCGGATTGTTGAACGACGAGAAGGCAACTTCTAGCGACTATCAAAACATCAAGGCACTCGTATCTGGCGAAGTCAACACACTTGTTGGTTTCCAGTTCATGGTGATCGAAACTCGTACTGAGGGTGGTTTGACTGAAGCGGCGAATGTTGTTGACTCTTGGTTCTTCCAGCGTCCGGCTGTTGGCCTTGCTATCGGCATCGACATGAAGACCGAAATTAACTGGATTCCCGAGCGTACAGCTTGGCTTTCAAACGGTATGTTGAAGGCTGGCTCTGTTGTACGTGATGAGGGTGGTCTCGTTAAAGTTCAATACGACAAGACTGCGTAAGGAGAACTAAGTCATGGCATTTGATTACACTAAGCTCTCTCGCATTGGCGGTATGGGCGATTCTCAGAAGGTTTACGCTTACGCGTCACCTGATTCAATCGCTACTGTTACTGGCTCGGATTACTTCCTGCCAGCAATCAACGAACTCGAAGTCAACGACATCATTTTCGTAAGCGACTCGGATGCGGCGGCTGTTACTATCACTTTTGTGAAGACTAACAACGGCACCACAATCGACTGTGCTTCCGGAACTGCACTCGGCGACAGCTAAGTTCCTCGGCCCCTTCGGGGGCCATTCTATTTTCAGGTGAGTTATGGCGAGTAAGATCGACTTAATTAGCAATGCGCTTATTCTGATCGGGGATACTCCGATTAACGCACTTACTGGCGGATCACGGCGCGAGACTGTCGCAAACAATCTCTACGACAACATCGTTCAAAACGAGCTGACCAAGCATCGTTGGGGCTTTGCACGTAAGAAGGCACAGATATCTCTGTTGACGGATACCCCGGTTGACCCCAATGGCTGGAGAAGCATCTACCAGCTACCCACTGACCTGCTGTTCTTGATCACTGTCACCCCTGATTCCAACTATCAGATATATGGTGACAAGGTATACAGTAACTCTACCCAAGCCCTATACGCTGACTACATTGCAAACGTCACAGAAGATGAGTGGCCCGTGTACTTCGCAAAGATGATCGAATACGCATTGGCTATGGACTTCGCGGCGAGCATTAGAGACAGCTCTGCGGCACGAGGTGAGATGGCTGCGGCCTATGTGAATGCGTCCCGTATGGCGCGATTCACGGACTCTCAGCAGTACCCAACGGAGCAACTACGAAGCAACCCGTTCACTAATGTGAGGTTCTAATGGCTTTTGATTTTGAGTCATTCAGTCGTCACGGGGGAACTACTCCGGCACCATCTTGGTGGACATACCAAACTGATGACACATGGGATGTCGTCATGGGCACTGGTTACTTCAATCGCGCCTATTCATCGGTCAATGTAAACGACTACATCCTCGTGAAAGCCTCTGTAACGACGTTTATGTGTCGCGTTACTGTGGTAGGCATTAGGACTGTAACGGTCGTCAGAGAGGATCTGGTGGCCGCTACAGGCATTGGTAGCAATATCTTTGGCTCTAATGTGGATGTCGTAGCTACAAACCCAAATACTGCTTACCAAGTGCCGTTCAATTTCACTGTGAATGCGACTAGCGGCATACAACTAAATGAGTCAGACAACACGAAGATTGAGTTTTCTGAGGCTGGCACGTATTTGATTGCAGGTAACATTCAGCTATTAAGTAACAGCGCATCAGCTAAGACGTTTTACTTCTGGCCCACGATCAATGGCACTGATACAGGTGCTAAATCTGTTCGATCGACCATTAAAGAGAATGGGTCATATCTTAGTGTGGGTGTTTCTGCGTCTCTTACGCTTGCGGCAGGCCAATATATTCAAGCCAACTATGCAACGACTGACGTTGATGCGTGGATGGAAGCCAGTGCGGCAACAGCATTTGCACCGGCAACAAATGCAATACAGATTTCGGTGATTAAATTCTGATGGCTAAGACTCGCTATATACAGTCGAGCTTTGTAAGCGGTGAACTATCGCCACTGCTGAAGGGCCGTATTGATATCAACCAGTATTATCAGGCGGCTGAGACAGCTAGTAATGTTGTGATCGTCCCTCAAGGTGGGATGCGTCGTCGTCCGGGCACTGAGTTCATCGCGCAGACTACACGCGCTTTAACCACGTTCCCATATACAGGAACCATGCCAAATGGCGGCACAGCGTCCGTTCTTTACGGTCCAGCAGATACGCCAACAACTTCAACCACAGTGGGCATCGGAACGACTAACGAATATGTCGTAGTCAAGGCTGATAAAGGCGCAACCAACATAGCTGATATCGAATTTATTGATGTTCGACAGATCAGCTTATCGGCTGGCACCTCAGATGAGTTTAAGATTCAGTATTCGTCGGATGATGTAACGTATACCGATGCGGCTGACGTTCCCTTGATTGGCACGAATCCGCAAAACTTCCGAATCAAAATCGGCATTTATGCTCGTTACTGGCGGTTGGTTCGTATTGGTACGACTGATTTAGGAGCGGCAACACTCAGTTTGGCTGTATTCAATTTAAAGCAAGAAACTGGCGCTGATAGTGATTGCAAACTAGAAGACTTCAGTGTTGAAGATGATCGTCATTACCTGATCGAGTTTACGCGGGACAATATCGCTATCTTCCGCTCTCAGCTTGTAGGACTAACCATTCTGACCACGCGAGTTGCAGACATTAGACCCACGTATGATTCGACTGTTGACGTATCAAGTGTGCGGACAGCGCAGATCGAGAACGTCATGCTGATATTCGGTAACTTCGAGCCTATGCGTTTGGTAAATCTTGGTGCGGATGCTGATTGGTTTCTTGACAATATACCGTTTACTAATGTCCCTCAGTACGATTTTGACGACGATCAAAGCCCAACCCCCGTGGATGATGTGCAAGTGCTGACGCTGGGCGGTAGTAGCTTGGCAAAAGGCGATAGATTCCAAGTCGATATCGAGTCAATCCAGTCTAAGAACATTACATTCGCGGGTGACGGTACGGCAGATGAGCAAGCCTCAACTGTTTTCAACATTCAAAAGAATCTGCAAGAGATGCCAGTCTTTGGTGAGACGGGTGTGGCCGTAGCAAGAACAGGTGCGTTAACGTACACGATCACAATATCAGGCGAATCGACAAAAAACTTCGAGTTGTTTTCTGGTTATTTCACTGAAGGCGATGCAACCAATACGGTTTCGTTTGTAAAGACCGCCAACGGTACGCCCAGAAAAGAGGATGTTTGGTCTGCTACCCGTGGATATCCTATCAGCGCGTGTTTCTATGAAGGCCGATTGGTGCTTGGTGGCACTAGGTCTAAGCCTCAGTCGATCTTCATGTCCAAGACGGGCGCATTCTTTGACTTTGACATTGATGACGGCGATGACGATGAGGCGATCTTTGCCACTATCTCTTCACGCAAGCTCAATGACATTGTTGACGTGTACCCCGGTCGTAACTTGCAAATATTTACGTCTGGCGCGGAGTTTGCTGTAACGAGCAGGCCCGTCACCCCGTCTAGTATCAACATTCAGCCACAGACTTCACACGGCGCGAACAATGTTGAGGTCCAAGATGTGGATGGCTCGACCATATTTGTAGATCGTCATGGCAAGTCGCTCCTGAGCTTCCTGTATTCGTTCAACGAGGACGCTTACACCACAGACGATAGGTCGGTACTGGCCTCACATTTGATCAACCAGCCGGTCGATATGGCGCTCCTAGCGGGCACTGCAAGTGACGACGCTAATTGGCTGTTCATCGTAAACAATGACGGCACAGCGAGCATCTTGAACACCCTGAGAAGCCAAGACATCAATGGCTTCACTAGCTGGAGTACGAGTGGCGACATCAAGAGCGTTTGCGTTGTAGATGATCAACTGTTTATGACGGTAGAGCGCACTGTAAACAGCGTGGCAAAGCTATTTATTGAGCGCTGGGACTTCACCTATCTCATGGATTGCTCGATAAAAAGCACTCAAATCGCTGGTGTCATTGACGGGCTGGATCATTTGGACGGTGAATCGGTTAAAGCGATTACACGAGAAGGCTATTTGGACAAGAACGAGGGCTATGTGCTGTCGTCTTACACGGTAGCTAGTGGGCAAATCACGCTTGATGCTAGTGAACAATACTCGCTAACCACGTATGAGGTTGGCTTGCCGTTTGTCCCTACGATTAAACCGATGCCACTGAACACAAACATCGGATCAGGTCAGAACCAGATGCGGCTGAAGAAAATCGTACGCATGAACGTACGTGTCTACGAGTCTTCTGGTATCTATATCGACGGTATCCCTGTACCTATTCGCTCGTTTGGCGAGGCAGGCATCACGTCACCACTAACTAACGAGTCTATTGTTCCCACAAGTGGCATAATAGAGGATGTTTACGACATTAACGGCTGGGGTAGAGAGGTCATACCGACGATTACGTGTCCTGATCCTACGCCCATGCACATACAGATGATTGAATACGAGGTCGAAGGCAACTAATGAACCTTGCCCTACAAGATGAAATCTTCAAAGCGCAGGACTTGATGCTTCAGATGCCTCAAGCTGAGACGGTTGTGACAGATCACTTTGCTGACGGTCTATATGCGCGTGAGTTGTTCATCCCTGCGGGTGTTTGTTTGGTCGGCGCACTACATAAAACCAACCATATATTCACGGTCTCACAAGGCGAGTGCTACGCAGTGACGCATGAAGGCAAAGAACATATTGTTGCACCGTATACAGGACAGACTAGGCCCGGCATGAAGCGTGTTATCTACGCAGTAACAGATACGGTATGGACTACTTATCATCCAACCGATGAAACCAATCCCGAGAAGATTGCCGAGCAGATATTGGAGACTGAACAATGAGTTGGGTAATAACGGCAGTAGCCTTGAGTGCGGCAGGAACGCTGACGTCTGTGTATGGGCAAGTGCAGGCTGGCAAAGCGCAAGCGCAACAGCTTAAAGAGCAAGCAAAGCAGGAAGAGTTTGCGGCGCAAAGCCAAGAGTTAGCACGTCGTCAGGAGCTAAACCGGGCGCTGGCGGCTAACGTCGCGGCACTCTCAACAGCAGGAATATCTGGGGAAGGTACGCCAGCAAGTCTGGCATTGGAAAGCGCGAAGCAAGTGGGTCTTAGCGAGATGACTATTGACCTATCAGAACGCCTACGAAGGGCGTCATTAGAGCGTCAGGCTAGGGCGGCAAAACAAACGGCATACATTGGCGCGGCAAGCACATTGTTAAGTGGCGCAGGGCAGATTGCAGGCTTGGGTAGTACGTCAAGCAAGCCAACAGGTGAAGGCGATTAAGAATGGCTCAGAAGCGCATTGATTACTACGGCAGGTTTACGCCTACAGGTGTAGATACGTCTCAGGCTAAACGCTTGCAGGCTCTCTCTGGCTTGGCTGAACAGGTCGGCGGACTTGCGTTTGATATCGGTGCGGGTATACAAGAGCGCAGAGGTTTAGAAGCTGGACTCAAGGCTGGACAACAAGCGGCAGAGAAAGGCGAGATCAT